TTGAGTTCACTACCTGACGCAGTAACATCATCAAGCACGTTAATTTTTGTGCTTGAATCTGCCATGTCTCTAGCGCGACTTTTTGCAGTAATCGTATTAAGTTGACCACCCATAGCAGAATGAGCCGAGCAGTAGTAATACAAAGTAGGCACTGAGGCAGCTAAGACGATTCTTGTGTAAGCACCAGCCTGTCCAGGTGTGCCATTAGTTGTCACACCTGTCGTGTATTCTGATCCACCTCCATGCGTTCCATTGCTTGTGATACTCAACCTAAAAGGATGAGTAGCATTTGAGGCATCAGCTTGATCGAACGTATAGGTCTGCCCCTCAGTTAAATTTAAAGTGGCTTGACTCACTCCGTCTATGACAAACTTGCCAGCCGCAACTGTAACTGTGAAAGTGGTCATTTGACCTCCTAGCTAATGTCTATTTTCAAAAAAGCAGCTATAGAGGGATCAACTGGCTTGGGAAGAACAGCATCAGCAGCGTTATCGTCTGTAACCCCCTCAGTGCAATCTCTGAGTTGCTGTCTATAGATGTCTAGCGTTGAGATACTTCCCTCTTCTAATTGCAATTTTTTCTGAACATCTGGTAGGTAAAGACAGTCAGAGGCCTGCAAAGCTGCATCTCGTTCAGTTCTAAATTCATTTAATGTTGTTGCCATGTTTTATGCTCCACTAATTGGTTGGGTAGGCGATCCAGTCGCTTCCTGTTGGCATATCAATTATTTGTGCTCCGTGTGAATATCTCGTATACGACTGGTCTATTTTCATTACTAATAAATGTGTAAGAGTTGACGAACTTCCGGTGTCTCCCCATAGACCTCTTATCGTATACCTCCATCCGTAAACTGCTTGTTTCCACCAACCCTCTTGACCGATACTAATTGGACAATAATAAATATCCGTAAATTCGCCATTGCTTGGATTTATTTTGAATTTTTTGAGAGCAACCGTACCTGTATAATAAGTTTCTTGAAAGGGTATCTCGCCATCGAAACAGATAAACTCGTTTTCAACACCAGTAGCAATAAAACCACCTCTACCCCCATAAGACTTTGTGGATTTAGGTTTCCAATTTCTTCCAGTATTCGGATATGCAGTTGGAGAAGAATTGTAAGTTGTCCATCGTGATGCTTTCCAATCTTGGTCATACAACATGACAACCGGAGTTGAGCCATCCATTAACAGAAAAGCAGTTTGGCTACTATACATTGTGCGATCAAAACCACTGTTGATTTCACTACTAACTGCACCATTATAATTGACAGTGACAGCCGACCAATTACCGCTCACATTGTACATAGCACCATGAACAGGAAAATCATAAGTCGAACTAGGATAAATATCGGGCTGCGGAACCATATTCCACGATGAAACAGTGCTTGATGTCGTGTTCGGACATTGAGTAATACTGTTGAAACTGGGGGCATTTGCGCTTCCGTCAATAGTAACAACCCTGTAACTGGCCCTAGAGTTACTCTGGTCATAACCTACGTTAAGAATATAACCAGCACCAGCATCCGAAATAGGAAGGGCTAATCTATCTCCATTGTCTTGGTGCAGCCCATTACCAGACCCAATGTAAGTAGTGGGTATACCTGTTTGTATAATCCCATTATTGTTCCAAGCAAAACTAGCACAAGTAAATTGATGACTTGACTGACCGGTTGAAACGATATTGCCGTTCATACACGATTGTCCAGAACCTTCAATAGTCCAGTATTGTTGTGTGGATGCAGCACCACCGGAATAGGTACTAAAATACCAAAATCTATCATAGGATTGACCACCACTGTTCCAAGTTATTGTCCTAGTGGATGGTGTACATAAAAAACTGGTGGAGGCATAACCATCCATATAGTTACCAGCGTTTCTAGCTCCTGTTGTTTCGGTGTAAGGAAAATAAATAATAAAACGATTTGACTTGGCTACATTACTTGCTGTTCCGTCACCACTTCTAAAGTGGCTTAGATAGGTTTGACCGCCAGAAGATTGCACCGACCCATAACCTTGCGTTGACATCCACTCATGAAAATTTTCAGCAAAAACATTTGTTCCTGCTGTGGGTGAATATGTACCGCTTCCACCACCAGAAGCATCGGCAAATGACAATGTGCCAGAGCCATCTGTTTTTAAAATCTGGTCAGCCGAGCCATCTGCCACAGGTAGGTCAAGAGCAGTTAGAAAACTGTTAAGGTTTGCATCAGCCGCTACAGGTACACCGGACTTTTGAAGGTCACCAGTGAAGTTAGCGGTTGTGTCTGAGTAAGCTGGAACACTGACACCACTTTTCTGCAAGTCACCAGTGAAATTTGCAGTCGCATCGGAATACATCGCTGCGCCAGTTGTTCCCAGTGTGTAATAGCTAAGTGATGTCCATGCTGTCGATCCATCACCAGCTTTTAGCTTACCTGTATCCGTTTCTAAGCCTAATTCACCTTGCGTTAATGTTGGGTTTGCGCTTGTCCAATTCGCTGCTGTATCTCGTCTAATCTGTATTCGATCAGCCACTTGCTGTCCCTCCGTCTATATTTTGAGCGGTGGTATAAGTTGAATTTGCAAAACCACCATCGGTATTTCCAATTTCGTTGAGCAATGTGAAAGTGCCATAAGCAACAATATCAACAATGTCACCAGCAGCAGCCCCATGTGTGAGCACAACAGAAGTGCCATTTGTCGCTGTGAAATCTGTACCATCAACCATCTTTATGCCGTTTAAGTACAAATCAAGATAGGTAGCATCATAACCACCTGTAACATTAAAAGTGGTTTGGTTAGCTGTTGCTGTATAGGTATCTCTTGAAGAAGTGCCATTAACTGCTGATCCAGCGTCTTGCCAACCACTGCCGTTATAAACTCTTAACTGATTTGTTGTTGTTAAGAACGCTAGAGTTCCACTAGCTAATGGATCACCATCTAAATCGGTTGTTGGATCGCTGCTAACTGATCCCAGATATTGATCCTGAAAAGTGTCTAAGTGAGTTTCGGCTGTAGTGGCCGCAGTTTGGGCGGCTGAAACAGAACCGCTTACGGATGCAGCAGAAGCCGCTGCATTAGATTCGCTGGTTGCCGCTGCTGCGGCTGATGTGGCCGCATCAGTGGCAGAACCTAAAATTCCATCGACATAACCCTTCCTGGTTAAAGTATCTGCTGTTCCAGGTGTTGCTGTAGAAGTTATCGAGTTTGATCCTAGAGTAACATTGCCGCTAAAAGTGCCACCAGCAAGAGGCATCATTACATCGAGTTGGCCTTTAGTTACTGCATCGCCAGAAGCAGAGCCATCTGTTAATCCTGTAATTTTATTACTTCCCATTGCGATAGCACCCGACATCGTGCCACCAGCAAGAGGTAATTTTGTTGCTATTGAATTCGTTACTGTCGTGTTAAACGCTGCATCATCATTTAAAGCTGCTGCAAGCTCGTTTAGTGTATCAAGTGCTGCTGGAGCACCACCAACAAGATTGCTTATTTGTGTATCGACCCACCCTTTTGTCGCGGCTGATGTACTAGCTGTCGGGTCAGCTATGTCTGTTAACTCTGCTGCGTTAAAATCTACACTACCGTTGATTACCAGATCGTGTAGCGTAGTCGTGCCAGATGAGCTTGTCACATTACCTGATAACGATCCAGTGACCACACCGGAAACTGGACCGTTGTGCGTTCCTGTTGTATCTCCGGTTAATGCACCAACAAAGTTAGTGCTTGCGGTAATTACTGTTCCGGTAATAGCTTGTGCGCTTGCACCACCTATAACCACACCATTAACTGTGCCGCCAGTAACCGTGACATTTGACGAAAGAAAACTGTTATTAGCTGTTACTACGCCTGTAGCTGTGAGAGCGCCTGTCGTTAATGAGCTTGGGTTCGTACCAAGCTCTACGACAGTCGCAGAGTTATCTTCAGTAAATAATCTTTTGTCAGCGACATTAACAGCGAGTTCACCTGTTACTAAATCGCTAGACGTAGGGATACTTGACGCTGTTGTCGAAAACTTTGTAATGATCGTGGTCATAAAATACTCCCTAATTTAAAGATCGGGGGATCCTAAGATCCCCCACGCATAGAAAAGGGGGAGATTTATGCGTTAACGATCAGATTGAAACCACCAGTATTTTGGTAAGCCTTAACGCCATATACCGCATCTGAGGTAACGAGGTTAGCTAACCATTCTTGCTTATACTGTGTTTGTGATCTCACATTTTGCTGCATAGCAAGAATCATAGTATCTCTATGAATCAACATTGCTTGTTTGACATCTCCAGTGTTAGCGGAGTTATCTGCAGCTGCCTCAACAACTGGGCAATTAGTTGATACATAAATTGGGATGCCATAAAGCTCACCAATTTTTGCATTTTCAACAGCTCGACCAGAAACAAAGTCTGATGACACATAGCGATCAACGCCCATAATGGCATTTTTCAGACTAGGTGGTATGACAAACGCACGATTGTCGTAAGGCACATCTAGGTCATCTTGCTTTTGAATTAGATCTCTAAAACATGCATCGGTAAATACGTCTGCAGGAGCAACTGTGTCAGTTGCATAAGCAGTCAAACCACCTGATGCATCACAATACCAGGAGGAAGATCCAACCCAATCGTTAGTGGCATCACCAAAGTATTTACCAACTTCGTGAAGATCGGTATCGATCTGTTTTGCTAGAGCATAACCAGCATCCTCAACATAGAAGGAACGCTGACTAGCAAGTGCTTGCATAGCCGCAATATCTTCTACTAAACGAGAATATTCATAGTGCTTATCAATAGCGACTTGCACTTCGCCAGCAGTGTCGGCTTGAATCGTCACAGCGGTGCCAGAGGCTTTTGCTGTCACGGATCCGCGACTAGGAGCAGGAATATGGATGGTGTCACCCTTCTTTCCTACCATGCTCATGTTTTTGACAAGTCCAGCAACTACCAAACGGCACATATAGGCCGCTTTGACTTCATTGCTCCAAATTTCAGGGATAAATGTTGCTAAAGTGGTTTGCGTACTCGCACCACCTTGCAAAGGATATACAGAAGTAGCCATTAGCTTAAAACCTCAAAGAAAGTTAGTTATTTATAACCCTTCCTTCTTGATAAGCTTTTAAAATCTCAGGATAAAGCTCATTGTAGCGATCAGGGTTACTCGTCATAAGCTCTCTTAAATCTGATGCCCTAACTTTCTTACCTGTCGTTTTCTCTGAGCTACCTGTAATGTTGCCGCTGGATGCAGCAAGAACAGACTCTTTACGATCCGCAGTGGGTTCGGCTGGTTGTTGCGTTGTCGCCTTGTAGGCCCCAATAAGCTCTTTAGCAATTTCAACATCAAAATCAGCATTCATTGCCTGGAAGCTTTTTGTGCGTACTGGTGACGCAGCAACCCAATTGCCAAACTCATTGCTACTAAGAACATCTTTAAAATCTGGGTGCGCTGCACTCAGTTCTCGTTTAATGTTCTCTAGCCTCAAGTTCTCTACTTCCTGCTTCATTGCTTGCAGCTCTGGAGCAGACTGTATCGTACTCTTTATGGCCTTTTCAGGGTCACCAAAATAATCAAGCTTCTTTTCTGGCTTTGCTTCGGATTTTGGAGGGAGCTGCCCTTGCAGATATTGATCAGCAGCCTTTACGGCTTCAAGTTGTACCCTGGCATCACGTACTTCCTCAGATTGTCTGCCAATCATCATTTCTTGATCAGCTAACATTTTTTCTAAGTCTTCACGCGACTTTTCGGCATACTTGGAAACAGGCTTTTCTGCCTGTTTCTGTTGCTGCTCTTGTGGTGGTGGTGTTAAAGCCTCCTCCACATTTTTACTATCTGGTTCGGACTCCTTCTCTTGATCTAATAACTCAGCCATAACTTTCCCTCAAATATTCAAGACCCTATGGGCTACCTTGGTTTACGCAAGACCGTGGGAATCGGCTGCCTTGCGCTCCGCTTTTATTTTCTCTTGCCTGTTCAATGACCATCTCCGAGTTGCGCTTGGGAAATCTCCCGAAATCGGATCTAGCACTGGTCCTGCAAAAGAAACAATCCGAGTCGCTACCTTGTTACAGAGTTTACAAGGAAGACTATGAACATCAGAATCAACAAATTTTTCAAACAAATGCCCATCTTTAGGACATTTGAAATCGTAAATTCTCCTCATCCGTTCCAATCCTTTCGACTTCGGCTGGCTTATTCAGTATCAGGGCAATGATGTCTAACTGTCCTTGCCTAAATTTGAGATCGTTGTTATCCCGACACGTTCTAAGCTCTTCAGCAATTTTCTGCTCTTTCTCTAGATCCTCGACAAGATATTTCCATCCCTTTGAGCGAAATAGCGCAAACATCGCTTCCTGGTACTTCTCGGTTTCTAGATCCATACGCAGCTATATCAATATATAGTGTATTACTAATCCTATCATACTATATGACAATTACTACTGTCTATTGGCGAACAATTTTGCTTGTTCTGTGCCGACTTTACGCTCTTGAATTTCTAATTTAGAAGTCTCAATGATGCGTTTATCGTCTGCAGATAGTTCACCATCAGCTCTTTGAAGCTGTGCATTAGCCTTAATACGGTCATTTTCGACCTCAAGCGGTATAGCAGCCGTTTCAGCCTCGTATTTCATAGATCTGGTGTTAAATTCATTAGCCTGACCATTGAGTACGTTGATCTGCGCCTGTTGTACTGCCAATTCGGCTTGTTGCATCGCTTGACGCATCTCTTCAGCCTCTGGATTTGGCTTTTGAGCATCATCAATGCGTTTTATAAGCTCTTCACGGTTCGCCAGTTGCATATTTTCGATAATTGCTTTGATTAACAGACCATAAACAGGGGTATCGTTGCCCATAGTCTGCAATAACTGCACTAATTGGCTAACTTCGTACTCTCTAGCCACTATTCCCAGGCTACTTTGTACTTCAAACTGATAATCGTTTACTGGGTAGCGTTCAGGATCAAACTGCATGTAACGATGAGCACTCATTCTAACCATTGGAATCAAAAATGATTCTTGGAAGTTAACCAATGTTCGCTTATGGCGCTTTATAATAGCGCCAAGCGACATACTAATTCCTGCCGCAGTAGCTTCACCATTGATGGACCCAGGTAT